GGTAAGCATCTCTCCTGTACTAGTCCACGGATGATTAACTCCTATGCTTTTGAATAAATCTTGTACCAAGTTATAGTGGGTAGCACCGTATGGTCTATTCATTACTGCTAACTTAGCTAACTTACGAGAGAACCCATACTGCATCCAACTCTGTGCTAGTGTACCTCCGTCTTTCTTTAGCTCATCGTACACCATGTCACTAAACTCTGTGTACATATCATTAGCTTGGTCTTCTTCTACCAGGTTGCACATCCTACCCGTGTCCTTGTCTCGTAATAGCAAACTAAGTATCTGCATACCATTATTGGAACAGTCCTGACGCACAGGTAAGTAACTAACATATCCGTACCCTTCCTCTGTGTACTTCTTAAACTCTAAACAAAATCTCAGAAAACAAAACGGATCACTAGCATCTGTCCACCAATCGGTTCCGTGCGGATCATTCGCTGCTTCCAATATAAACTCCTGTCGTTTACCTACCCACTCTAGTCTCTCCTCTCGTGTACCCTTCACTCCCCACATGTTCGCACCGTGTACAAGTACAGCTTCCAAGTCCTCTTCATCCACCACTTGCTGACCGTTCTTAAAGTCTAACAAACTCTTAGCTAGATCGGAACCTTGTGGATGTAAGTAGTACGGTAAAGCGTACACTCTGCCTCGGTAATCACATCGATACGGAAAGTACAACTTGTCCCATGTCTTATATATCTTGGCTAGGTGTAGGATACGACAAGTCTGATACCGCTTACTGTTGTTAGCATCGTTAGCTTGTTTAATATCTTTTTGTTTTAACTTCCAAGCTCGTAACTCATGCGGACAGTCACCTGTGTATCTCGGTTGCTCTGGTATCGTGCCAAAGTTAGGTATGTTTCCAACAACACGCTCAAGTTCCCAACACCTAAGCACAATGTCTAACATATCTGTATTGATCTGCCACTCTACCTGTTGCAATCGGTTACAAGCAGTAAATGCATGTTCATAACTCTTCTCGTAATCTTGAAACCATTGAACAGGCTTACCAGTGAAGAACTTCTGTGGAGGCATGTGCTTGACGCTGTATCCACCACCCACTAATCCGTACCAATCAACAGGACGGTCAGGTAATGCCATCTTGAAAACCCTAGTCGTCTCTTTCCATGCATCAAACCGCTGTATCCAATCTTTAAATTGTGCGGTAGGTAAGACTAAGCGTTCCGGTTTGTAACTCTTCTGACCACCTGTATTAAATCCTATCTCCCAAAGCCCTGTCTCTATTCTTATCTCTTCTAACAACCAAGCACCCAGAGCAGTCTTGCACTTACTATCCCACAGCGTGAACCGTTCCTCCTCATAGTCGTAGAACTGCTTCAGCTTCATTGCTTTTGATCGGTCATCCAGTGCTAACAGATCAAGCTTGTTAGGGTGCATAGTTTCTAGTGCTTTGTCCCACCTCGCTTGGTTCTCAAATGCTTTGCCTATACGATACGCCATTTTACCAACAGGTAAGTTGTAGTGGAGATGATCCAGAAATGTCTGCAACGCTGACGCTGCGACTTGATACGGACACATATCTAATATAAAGGTAAGGAACAGCGGTGTTGTGTGCTCGGTATTACCTCCAAATGTGTACATGAAATCCTCTACCTTTTTACCTAGCTTCGGAGCCATGACCCTAAGCATTCGCTTGCTAGCGTCCGTCTTAGATGACTCACCTTCTGCCCGTAGCTTTGCTTGTCGGTTACGATATTGTGCTCGTCCCCACTCCCTCATCCGCCACACATGACCACGCTTCTGTTCATCTTCACTCATAAGTTCTCAAACCAATCAAAGTTACCTTTGGGCTTCATGCGTGGTTTATTAGAACGAATAGCAATCAAGCGTCCGTCTTCCGTCCGTTTATATGTGCCGTCCTTGTTCCGTTCAAACCCGTAAATCTCAGTCATCATCCAAAACTGCTGAAACCCATCGTTAATAGCTTTGTGATCAATGGAGCTGTAGTCTAGATCATGTCTAGCTATGCCTTGAACTATATGATTCTCAGGGTACATCTCGGTCAAGTAAATCGGTTCGTATTATATCTGCTTCAGCTTCCCAGAACAGGTCATTACTTGAGGTGGTGCTCGATCTCGTAGAAGGAGAGGTGGTGGTCGTCACAGTAGTCCCTTTGATCGTCCTCATTATCCATTTCACGGAGGTTATTAAGGTGTTCTTCAAGTTCTTCATCAAGTTCTTCATCGTATGGGTTGTATCGGTTAAGCCAGTTGTCGTAGTTAACTCCGTTCATCTGCTTCTCTCTCAAGTTTGTTTTGGTAGTCGAGATAGTGCTGAAGGGACAGGTAAAGGTCAAGCCATCTTCCGTCAAGCTCTCGGTTCATATCGTTATTAAAAATGTGGAACATCAGTTCCTCAGTCATGTCAATTGGGTCAAGTAATAGTTCTTTAGTCATTGTATAATACTGCTATAGCTACCAGCACGAAAAAGCACAGGCAGAAAAAGGTTAAGGTTGTCATTTGATATGTTATCACTCAGTAGTCAGTTGATTTAATAACTTTGCAGATGTTGCAGGAATAACAATTATCATTAATGACTTCATTGTCGTATGCTTCCTGTGCTTCTGCTAGTGTTTCGTAAGTGATGTAACGATCTTGTAGGTTACCTTTTGTATCTTTGAACATATAAGCTAGGATGTAAGTAGTATTATTCATTAGTAGTATTAGTTCTATTTAGTAGTTCTTGTTGTAGCTCCACGAGCCGATCACGGACAGTTAAATTGTCAGGTAGTTTCTGAGCTACGGACAGGTAATGATCGATAAGCGTTTGCAAGCTCGGTTCGTCAAGCGTTTCAAGGTGTTCTGGATTGGTAGTCGCTACGCTCCTATCGCATTCTCTCACTTCGTTCACAGAATGCTCTTTAGTATTATTCAAAGTCATGATCGATACATCTTGTGCCTTCGTTCTCCATCCCTTGCAAGCTTTTATCGCAGACATCACAGGTTTTACGCTTCTTTAATTCTTTCAGCACAGATTTGAACGCTTCAAACGCTTCCTCTTTGCTCGCACAAGTACCGCTGAAGCTCGGATAGTCACGGCACCGCCAGACAAGCTTAGGAACCACAGAATATCGCTCCGAATCTATGTAGTAAAAGAAAGCAACTCTGTTTCCGTTGTGATCGGTTAGGTATTCGGTGACGCTCATTCGCTTTCGGTTGTTTGTAAAAGTTCAGGGTCATTTATATCAAAAATCTCTTGAGAAAATCTTAGGTCATCATTTTTGTGCCATCTTTTGATATAGCAATCACCTTCTATTGAATCGTCGAAGTAGTAGGTAAAGTTGCCAATGGTCACATAAAGAGAGTTTTCGGTAGGTTGTTCTATTTTCATATGGTCAGGTAAGGTTTAAAGGTTAATAAGATAGTCCTTTACGCTCTAAAATATCTCGCAAGCGAATAAGTACTTTGCCAAACTCTAAAACATCCGCATCGGTTATTTCTTGCTCAAATGCAAAGTGCCTTAAGGACTGATAACAAAAGCAATCTTCATTTGCTCCCATTGGACTAGCTCTAAATTGCCATTCGTCTGGTATGCATTCATCCGTCTCAAAGGTCAGGTAATCACAAATAGCAAACAGCCATTGCATACAATTGCCCCATGCATCTCCGTCATTAGTAGCTCTAAATTCGTGTTTTAATACTTCGTTCATTGGATAGTTCATTTTGTTTTAATAGATAGGTAATTAGCTCGTAAAGTAGATCAAAGCAAAGAGCCAAAAGCTACCAAAGATTAAGTTGATGATGAGAATGTCAGTGAGTTTAGATAGTAGTTTCTGTTTCATGATAATTAGATTCTTTTAAGGGTTTTAAGGATAAGGGAACAAGCTTGGTGTAAAGCTCTAGCTTGCACATCTAGCCAAGTCTCACTTTTATTAGGTTGCCACTCACCGCCTCGCCTTGCTTTTAATTCTGAAGGTGAGCACAAAGCTTCTGCAATGTCAGCGTCATAGATTAAGGCACAGCCGCCATAGCTATACTCTGACCAAGTGTGAGCACCATTAAGGAGCTTTTCTTTGGTGATGTTTAAGCAATCGTCTAGACCATCGATAAGATCAATGGCGTAGTTTTTAACACCCTTAGACCAAGCTGATCGAGCTTTGTGAGATTCTAAGGCGGAAATAATAGTTTCTTTTTTCATTTGATTGTATTTTGTTTTCTTTGGTTTTGGTTGTTTGAATTAAGATAGTGCAAGACCTACTTTTACAGCTTCGCAAGAATCATCGTATTTGACGAGCACTGCCGAAAAGTAAGAATCAGTTTTATACCCGTCCCATTTATCTTTCCAGTTGTCGTTTGAATCAGTACGCCAAAAATCGTTTAAATCATAGCACCAGTTTTGGTACCTAAAAAAACTAGACTCGTGCACATCTTCATACATATTAAGTTCTTCCTGCTCTTTAGTTGTGAGGTCATGCCAGTATAAAACAGGGCGGTAATGATTGTTAGTGATAATTTTCATAATAGTAGTAGTTTTGGTGTTTATTTGTTGTTTGCGTTCAACTCATTAATGATCTCAAAAGCTTCTGCAAGTTTATTGAGCTTTTCTTCCGCATTTCGATAAGAGAAAATAGCTTCGTTTAAAAAAGCTTTGTCTTGCCTACATATAATCCGCATGGCATCCCAATAAGCCCCACCTTTACTAAAGTTTTCCATTCTCGCCCAGTCTTTAAAGCATTTCCATGAGTCATATCTGTACTCCTCGCAATTCCTTAAATTCTGATATCTTTTGATTGATGCGTCCGAAACTTGGTAGCTTGTTTTATTCATAGTAGTAGTAGTTTTGGTGTTATTGGTTTCAAGAGTTAAGTAAGTAGTTTCTGAGGTTTTCTCGCTTGGTGAAAGAATCATAGCCCTCCAACTCATAGTAAGTAGCATTTTTGGGAGTGATTACCTTTCTGCCGATTATGTGAGTAATATTGCCACATTCATCAGTTGTTAGCTTGTCAGGGTTTTCATCAATAAACTTATCACCCTCAACAGCATTCAATAAAAGAATGTCGTTAAGTATGCAAGTGTTGTGAAACGATTTATTTATAGTAGTAGTATTCATCATGTCGAAACTCTTAAAACTATTTTGTGCATCCTGTCAACACAATCTGAAAAAAAGTTGAAAAAAGATTGAATCGGCAAAGCAAAGAAACAAGGCAAAGTTTGCATCCTGTACGTTGAGACTGAATTGAGACTGAGACTGAATCTCAATGTTTCAATCTTTTCAATTTAAAATGAAAATAGAACTTTGAAAAAGAAAAACAAATAGACAAGCAATTCATGCAAATACACTAACAAGGCGACTAACAAAAGCTCTGGATCAATGACGCAAAACGCTGGTAATCTCTATTGATTTGCGAAAATAGTTAAGAGCTTTGATGCTACCCTTGAAATCCGTTGCGTAAATCGTTGATAATCAAAGCAGTTCGCATAATATCAATTATGTCTAATATAAAAATCTTTGTAAGTTTATAACAAAAGCCCCCTGCCCTATAAAATACTTACGGGTATGCGGGGGTAATTAACGCGCGCGTATATAGCGTAAGCCTCTCGCATTTTTTCACCAAATCTTTTTGGTAAGGGTCTCAGATTTTTCTACCGAATCTTTTCTATAAAGGTCAATAGCTTCGTCAGAACTGTGGTTCAAAGGTGTCGTCTTCTTCTTCATCTAGTAGTTCCTCATCGGGTGCAAAGATAACATCATCTGTTTCAGTTAGTACAGACAGTTTAGCAAAGTCCAGACACCCTGCTATAGTGTAGTCGTTAAGATCGTACTCTCG